CCAACTTGTATATCCGCAACGGAGCCAATCCTTCTCCCCTCGTCAACAATATTTCCGAGCAACTGGTACAAGACCGAGCTTGGTTCTTTGTAAGGAATAAAAGTAATAGCGTCACGTATCGCACCACCCGGGACATCAACGTCACGGAACTCACCCGGCATGAGAGGCGAATCATCACCTTTGATACGAAGACCCCTAGCCTTAAGACCGGCTGGTAAGTTCGAGAGCGTTCCTGCATCGATAAGCTGTCTGAGGATTGATGTTGCACTTTTTGCGAGTCCTCCGATGAGGTGTATAAGTCCTGTACCGTAAAAGCCCAACCCGGGGAGGTACCTATAGTGGACAAAGTATTGTCTCTTTCTTTTCTTTTTATCGTCTTCATAATAATTTCTCCTGATAGACAAAATAGTTCTTGAAGATTTATCTATCGTGATAACGTATGGCCTAGCTATACCATCTTCTTCATTAAATGGTTCTGGCATTTCCATCTCTACATGCATTTCTAGTAGAGTGTGCCTATCGTCATCTTCTATTGTTGCTGACTCACCATCAAGCTCATCATACTTTTCTTGTATGTCTGACATATCTGGCTCAGGCTCAGGCAGCTCTATGTCTCTATAAAATCCATTATCTTGCAGTTTTGCTATGTCGTTTGCTGATTTTTTCATAACATGAGTATATCTCTCACATGTCATAAGATCAGAAGCACCATAAGAGACGACAAAGTCTTCCGCTGGTACAAACATAGCACATGGTCTTTCCATGATTGGATCATAGTAAACCTTTTTAAATGCAGATCCTGCTAAGGGTAACTTGAAAAGCATTTGCTCTGTTTCGTCACGATACTCTGTCATCTGTTCTGTGAGCAAATAATTCATTTCATTTTCTACACGGGCAGCTTGTTCTGTTTTTTCAACAGACATCTTGCCAACTATCTTAGTTCTTACTGGTCCAGATGCAGGGAATATCTCTCCCATTGCCTGTGCCTGAAACCTAACTATTGACTCAGTAAGTATGGGATGAAAAACACCAGATGATCCTGCCCAAGGCTGTTGTCTTTCCTCTATCTTCATTCCCAGAAGATCTAATCCCTTTACATAACTTTTGGCCCATTCACTTCTGGATTGTCTGTCAGAATTAAAACTAGATATTAATTCACTAGCCATAGACTGCAGATCGCCTTCTTCTATTTCTTCTGCAAGGTTTGCGTCAAATCCGCCAGACATAATTTCTTCGACTTGCTCTCCTGTAAAATCTATAATCATTCCACCATCTTCAGTTTCCACTGAAACAGCTTCTGGATTTAAAACCTCAACAGTAACCTCTTCTTCTGTGGTCTCTGCTTTGGCTAAGTCCCTTGGTGTCATGATTTTTTCTACAGCCATTGGATTCTCCTATTTCATTCTCTCTAAGATTCTATCTATTTTTTCTTCTAATCTATTTATTGCAACAGTAACATCATCACGCTTTGCGTAATCTTCTCTAGTTTTATTTAACAATATATCAATTCTTTTAACTTCTCTCGATTGTGTTGCCAAGAACCATCCTCCACCTAAAACAATAATACCCATCAAGCCATCAATTATATGCACCATATCCATTAATAATACTCCACGGGTCGCCTGTACTTGGGTTCGTCATCCCATTCATCCATAGTGGTTCTTATCCAACCACCTTGTCTGAATCTTAACAGCGCCTGTGTAGTCGAGTCAACCAAGTCATCATGGTCGCCTGATGGAAATGCTGCACATTCTTCAATAACCTCTTCAGCCCATCTTGTATTTGGACACCAGATTATTCCACTAGCAAATAAATCTGTAACACTGTTAACTCTTGCTATCTTATCCTGTCCACGGCTCGGTGTAAACTCCGTAACTGGTATTCCCATAGATCTAAGTTCAAAAATAAGTGGTGATCCTGCCGCTTTAGCCTCCACAATCATTTGATCTGGCTCAAATTCCCAGTATTTATCATAGGCTGCTCTTTTTAATTCAGGAAATTCTAATTTTTCTTTGAATGCATCAATTAATATTAGATTTGGTATTTCATTACCCTCATCATCTGGGTGATAAAACACTCCCCATGTGGTGCATGCACTATAGTCTGCTCTTTGCGTTTTTAAGAAGGCTGTGTCCCATGATTGAATTATGGCATCACAAGGTGGTAAATCTGCTCTTTCCCACTCACGCCACCATTCTCGCTTGATTAAAGCCCCTTCTTCTGATGTAGGGTCTTGTTGATACTGTGCATTCCATTTTGACACTGGCAGTTCGGCTTTTAGCGCGTCTAATTCCGCCTGTCCCCAAAATTCAGGCCATAATGGCTTGCCTGAAGGCATAATTGCAGGTAATTCTATGACTTCCCAGTCATTTGAACCCTCTCTTTCGATAGATTTGTTGATAATTTGTCCTGTTAAGTCTCTTTTTGACCATCTTGTCATAACAATTATGATTGCACCACCCGGTTGAAGTCTCTGACGAGGCCCAGATGTGTACCAATCGTAAACTTTGTTGTAAACTTCGGGATTATACTCTCCCATAGTGGCGTCTTGCTCGGAGTGGGGGTCGTCAATTATCAAAATATCAGCACCCTTACCTGTCACGGCACCACCAACACCTATAGCGAAGTAGTCACCACGCTTATTTGTGTTCCATCTTCCTGCTGCCTTGGAGTCTGTGGATAATTCTATACCGGGAAATATGTTTTGGAAGTCTTCGTTCTGTATTAAGTTACGAACTTTACGACCAAAGCCAACAGATAATTCTGCAGTGTGTGCAGTTTGTATAACTTTTTTATCAGGATACATTCCAAGAAACCATGCAGGAAATAAATAGCTTGCAAATTCTGACTTGGTATGACGGGGTGGCATGTTGATAATCAATCTTTTTAGTTCACCACGGGCCACTCGCTCAAAAGCCTCGGCCATAGTTTCATGATGCCTCCCATGTATAAAAGAAGGCCACATAGCACGAACAAAAGGAAGAAACTCTTTTCTAGCTTTTTCTTTATCTCTGGTTTCAGAGATCCTTTCTACTAGATCAAGTATTTCTTTTTGCTTATCCAAAGGAAAGCTATCTAAGTTTTGATAGGCATCACCTAATAATTTTGCTAGATCACTCATTTTCATTCAATGTTGTTGCAGGTCGACTATCAACTATCTTTTGTGCCAAGTCAATCATCCACAAACATTCATCGGTATCTACTTCAGAAACAATATGCAAAGACTTGTTGCCGTCTTCATCATAAACCCAACCAATTTTAATCTCATTATACAACTCTGGCACTTCATACTCAGGTAGATAATCTGGCTGTTTAAGTTTTCTGTGTTTATCTAGTTCTATTACGTTTTTTGACAATCCGTTTTCCCTACTAGTTATAACATTACTAGTTATAACTAGTTATTTATACTAGTATAACTAAATATATATACTAGTTATAACTAGTAGACAAGCCCCTTTTTATTTTTTTTGAAAAAAATATGAATTTTTATGAGTAAAATCAACTGTAGTACGTGTGGACAGGGCTACAGCTACACGGGTGGGTAGGGGTAGGTGGGGTAACAAGACTAACGAAAATAGCGAAACTAGGCTAATTGTTACCTAGTAATTTTTGTAACTTGTCTTTTAGCTGATCTTCTAATTCGTCAGCAGTCATATTTATATTTTCTGATTTTATTTCTAGCTTATCTGCAAATAGTCCAACCATATGAGTTTTACCCATCAGCTCTAAAGCTCTAATTCTTGAAGCTGAATTGTTGTCCATGTTCATTGCTTCTTTTTCCAGTTGTTTCATTATGAATTCAGCTTGTTTGATCCCCAACATGCGTTGATCTTCTGCTTTTTGGTGCTGAATAGCTTTTATTCTTGATATAACCTTGGTATTAGCAAAAGTTTTAGATGCCATCTCATGAACTGATTTATCTTTTGTATCTGGAGAAACATCATATGCCTTTCTGAATGCTTCTGCCTTAGTAAATCCAGATGCGATCAACTCAGCAAATTCAAGCTGTTTAGCTGTTAAAGGTTGTTCTTTTGCTTTTGGTATTTTTGTAATTTTAACTTTATCTGAAACTAATTTTAAATCTGGTTTTTTATTCTTATCTTTTTTGCTCATGATTTATCTTCTAACTTTCAATAAATTAACCCTTAACAATTAATATCACACTAAAACCATTACTGTAAACATGAGAACAAAACATGATTATTTTTGAATAATTTTAGCTTCTCAATCGTCTAGTAAATATAGGGTTTAAATTTTTTTTGTTTTTTTCCAAGAAAAGTTTGCTCCCAATCGTATTAGTAGTATGAAAGGTTTTATTACATTGAATTACATAGTATTAAATAATATTACATTATAGGTTTGACATATATGTTTATTCGTAGTAGTTAAGAGGAAGTTATTTTTTTAACTTTTTTTAGAGGAGCTAGAAGCTAGAAAGACAAAGGGTTAGCAACCCAAAGATCCAAAGGGGAACTTAATGATCTAAGACCAAAGCGAAGCAAGGTCTGAACTGCCAAAAGCAGAGTAGACGAACCCCACAATGAATAGAGAGGATCAATAGGAGATACACCTACCAAAGCAGTAAGACTACCAGACCAAAGGTGCAACACATGATCCACTCTTTGCAATGGGTTTTGGGTCTTATCGTAAGTCTAAAATAATTTTTTAAGAGGACAGTTTTTATTGTCCTCTAACTGTTTAGGAATGTGCATTCCTACTGATGATCTCAAAAGAGTGAAACAGTTAACCCTTAACTTTTGGAGCATTTGAAATGGCTAAAGCTAATCAAAAAGTCGTATTCGACAACGTAACACCAATCATAAAAGAGGATAAGAAATTGAACAAAGAAACTCAAAAAGACCCAAGATTTACTAATGAACTTGTTGACCAGATCAGAGGTAGTGAAGCTGAAATTTCTGGTTTAAAATCTACAAACTCTGAAAATACTAAGCTAGTTAATGAGCTGAAGATTGACCAGTATGTAGGTTTAATAACCCATATAGCACCATTAAAACTTTCTGCTTCTGGTAACCTTACTAAAGCTGATACGAGGGCAATTAGTGAGGACTTAGTTAACGAATGTAACATGAGTAAAGCGAATGCTAAGTTACTAAAAGATAATTCAGTTAAGTTTGTAGTTAAGTTTGATGTACCATCTCAAGCTACACCAGAGATGATAAGAGAAATAATGTCAGATAATGGCATCACTTCCCAGACCAAACTTAAACAAGCAGTAAACCCTCAAGACGATATTATGCTTGGAGATAAAATTGCCAGAATGATTTATGGCAAGATGAAGAGTGTTAAAAATACTGAGGGTGTAGCTGAAGATAAGTTTGTACAAACTGATCTAACTGCTGATGATATCAAGATCATTGAAGAAACTTTGGCTGATGCTAAACGTATGTGGGAAGCAGTAGAGAAAGCTAATAAAGAAAGCTCTAAGGATCAGTCTGAAGACAATCAGCAAGTTAAAGATACATTTAAAGCTCTGGGTATCTAATCAAGTTGACTAATTTAGGCACAACCTCTGGTTGTGTCTATGCTAGTCCACTTGGACTGTAACTGTAAATTTAAAATGGAGAACTTATGAAAAATTTACACACAAATAACCTTAATAAAATCTATGATGACTGGATTAAGTACACCATAGGTAATAACCCAAATAACTTGGACATTGAACAATTTATGATGATCCATGAAGAGGAGCTTACATCAAATCAAAATAAGTTTCTTAGATCATTACTTGACGTAATGGTTGAAATTCAAAACCATGAGAATATGCCTAATGAATGAATTAGAGATTATTCAAAAACTAGATCAGATTATTTCTGATCTAGTTAAAGATGGATTGTTAGATATAGCCAACAATCTTGAAATCGAAAAGCAAAAGATTGCTAAACAATTTAACCAAGCTGAACTTCATAGTCAGCAAATAGATATCGAGGATATAATCGATAATGAATAAAACTAAATGCGAAAATAAAATGAAAGAGTTGGGTGTTTGGTATGACATTCACATTGGAGATGATGGATATCAGATCTGTATTTACCCAACAAAAGACAAGCATTGGTTTCCCTTAATAGGTGTTCATAGCACTTATTTAGATACAATGGGGGAGCTTGAAGCTAGACCAAAAATGAAAACAATTTGGGAAAGTGTTTGGTATCAACTACAAGACGATCTGCAATCAGAATATTGTGGGTGTAACGACTGTTTATCAGAGGAGTAATTATGAATAAACAAAAAGAAATCATTACCTTTTTTAAGGGCAGAATTGTTAGTGGACATTTTTTTAAAATGTCTACTAAAGATAAGAGATACTTTCATGGTGTATTAAAATTTGAAGCCAGAGATACACCAGACTTAATCACAGTCTATGATTTTCAAAAGAAGCAATACAGAAGATTTAGACTGGATCAAGGCAGTATAAGATTAAAATCTGGCAATAAACTTTTCAGCTACAATAAAAAAAGTGGCATAACATTTAAAACAAGGAGTGCATAGAAAATGAGATTATCTATAGCAAAAAAAATATTTATCGAAGCAATCAATCATAGTTTTAATTTTGACTATGAGAACGACAAATCTAAAAAGCCTATATCCCTACACCTTGAAGGCTCTATGGGTATAGGAAAAACTGCATTGTGTAGGCAAGTTGCAGAAGAAATGAAACTACATTTAGTTATTGTTTCTCTGGCACAATTTGAGCCTACTGACATTGGTGGTTTAAGAATGCCAGATGGGGACAGTATGAAAGTGCTTAGACCAGACTGGATTGTTACTGACGAAGAATGGCAAGAGCTGAAAGCTCAGGGATATAAGGGCATCTTATATGTATTTGATGAACTCCCTCAAGCTCCAGTTCTTAACATGAATATCTATGCTCAAATATGTGATGAATATAGAGTTGGAGAATACCACATTGATAGATCACATTGTTACATAATGTCATGTGGTAACAAATTATCTGACAAGGCAGGAACTAATGCCATGCCAAGTCATTTAGTTGATAGACTTTCATTCCTAGAGATTGAAGCTAACCTAGATGACACTTGTTCTTATTTTGCTAAGACTGGTGTAGATCATAGGATCATCTCTTGGTTACGTTTCCAACCAGAGTTTTTGCATCAATTCCAAAAAGGTGTAAATTCTTATCCTACTCCTAGATCTCATGAGAGGGTGGCAACTATGCTTAAATGGGAGCTAGACGAAGAAGCAATGGCTGAAGCTATCTCTGGACAAATTGGAGCTAGTGCATATGCCAATCTTAAAACCCATATGGACATTCACGAAAAATGTCCAGACATAGACAAGTTGATTGCTGATCCAATGAACACTCCAGTAGTTGAAGATCCACCAATCATGTTTGCTTTATGTTCAGCTCTATCAATGAGAGCTACTGATAAGAATATGGGTAACATATTGCAGTATGTTCAGAGATTACCTAACGAGGAATTTCAAGCATACTTTCTTAAAGATGCATTGAGCAGAGATGAAAGCCTTAAACAAAATAAAGATGTTCGTTTATGGGCTGGTAAGTCTGGCAATGGAAAATATTTGGTGTAACTTAAATGTTACACCTTAACTTTTAGAGGAGTTGAGATGCACGATTTACAACGTAAATTGGTTAGATCTAAGGTTAGACTTATGGTCGATAAAGATAAGAATGGACTGGGGTTTTATGCTTCAGTCCTCTATAAAATGCCTTTAGTTGTTAAGAATGATATACCTACAATGGCAACTGATGGGACTAACATTTTCTACAATGAAGAGTTTACAGATAATTTATCTGAAGCAGAGCTTGACTTTGTTTTATGTCATGAGTGTTTGCATAGAGTTTTACTGCACCATTTAAGACATGGCAAAAGAGATGCAGAGCTATGGAATATAGCTTGTGATTATGCCATTAATTATTCTCTTGTAGAAAGTGGATTAACCCAGATGCCTAAAGGTGGTTTATTAGATAAGCAATACAAGGGCATGAGAGCTGAAAAGATATATGATATCTTGAACTCAAAAGCTGAAGAGAAACCTAAACCTCAGTCATGGGGTATGGTTATTCCTCAAGAGGGCATGTCTGAAGACCAGATAAAACAAGAGGTCGCAAAGATTAATGCTGAAACAGTTATGGCAGTCAATACTGCAAAAGCTATTGGCAAATTACCATCAAGTGTAAAGCAGATAATCAATGAGATGAAGAGATCTCAAGTTGACTGGACTGACGTTTTAAGAAGACATGTTGTTGGAGATCAGCCAGAGGGTTATTCTTATCGTAGACCCAACAAAAGACAATGGGATATCAATAGAGTGATAACTCCAGTATCAAATAAAGTTGGTGTTGGAGATATTGTCATAGGTGTTGATAGCTCTGGGAGTGTTAGCAATAAAGAGCTTAAACATTTTCTAGGAGAGCTGAATGCATTGTCTGAGGAGATCAAGCCTAACTCAATAACAGTCATTACATGTGATGCCATAATACAAACTGTAAAGAGGTATGAGCATGGAGATATTATTGAGGATATCAAGTGCAATGGTCGTGGTGGTACATGTGTCATGCCAGTATTTGATTATATCAGATTGAATAATCTTAATGTGGATAGCATGATCTACTTTACTGATCTGGGTATCTGGGATTATCCAAAGCAAGTTGACTTCCCTTTACTCTGGGTATCGACTGACGTTAACCAAGATGAAGCACCTATTGGAAATACCACTTATCTAAAAGTTGCTTAATCATTCACAACCTAATCAATTCGCACCCTCGAAAAAGGGTGCGACTAATTCATTAACTTATGGAGATCTTTAATGAACGTATATAAAAATCTTAAAACTAAAGCTCAAATAGAACACCAGTTTTATTTACAAGCTAAAAAATCACTACCAGTATTAGCAAAGTCAATGGGTATGGACTTTAAATATTTTGCATCTAATACTTATGCTATTGGTGGTGGGTTTCCACAAGACCCAGAGATGAAAAAAGAAGTACAAAGAGTTAAGGACAATCTTAATTATTACAATGCTCAAGCAATGGATCATATTGGTCAACTTATTCATGGCATAAAAGAATATAGATCCAAGACTGTTAAGGGATCTGTAGGTACTGATGGCTTTATGAAAAAGTTTGATATCTTTGAAAAGCTATCAGCGAATACAGTAGAAACTGCTACCATATGGTGGAGAGATAGAAACCCTAGAACTTATGTTGATATCAAATGTCAAACAGACAGACAGAATGATATAGAGAAAGGGCAATCTCATTACTCGTCTACTGGCATATTTCTATCCCCATTGTGGTATCACAAAGTTTTTAAACATGGACTGCATGATGTAGTTTACAAAGGCAGACCTTGTTTTGTTATGAAAGTCGAGCCTTACCCAGTAAGACGATTGCAACAAGATGATATAGATGTTCACAAAGCAACTATATTACATTCTCACGGTGGAGATATTACCATGATTGATGACATGTACTTGGCATCATTTAAACAAATGGACTACACAGTAAACTCTGAGGGTAAAGTCATTAAACCATCTGAAAGAGTAACTTCAGTTAGTCCAGAGCTTAAAAGAGCTGAGGTAGGATTATCCCAGAGAATAGGCAGAAACGTTATTGGTAGCCTAATCTCATGATACTACTATCATGGGGTCATTTCACTATGTGCTTTGACCCCTTGAAATCAACAACCATTGTTAACGTTAACTTTTAGGAGATTAGATTGAAGATATCTGATGCAAAATTATATAAAATGTTTGGCTTAGATGCCTATAAAGATAAGTATGGAGAATTTATCCATGATGTATCTGATGAATTGTTAGAGAAGCAATTTGATGATGTTGGAGAGTATATTTTAGACAATATCAATAAATGCTTACCAGTAAAAGAAGCCAATTATATTATTATGATTGAAATAAAAAAAGAACTCTGGATAAGAGAAATGTTTAAAAACTATGGAAAGGAAGAGTAATGAGCAAAATAGATCATAAAGAAAAATCAAAAAAATGGTATACAGAAAGAAAAAAAGCATACTGGGAAAAATTACCCAGAAACCACCCAGATGCAAAGTCTGGGAAAGTTAGTTGGGGAAATGCCATGTTAGAAATTGAGGGTTTAGTTTGGGAAGAGATCTCCAGACTAAAAAAGAATGAGCAATACTATCTGGCAGATTATTTAAGACAATCATTAGAAACAATTAAGAGAGGTGTATAATGAAAGTAAAAGAATTTATTAAAAATATGAAAGAGATAAGGAAAGGTTATAAAAAGTATCATTTTACTGATCCATATGAGTGTGAAATGACAATAGATATAACTACTTGTCTTGATCCTAAACTTATTGGTCTTGGCATATTAGAGTTTGATAGCATAAATGATGCCATTATATCATTTAAAACTACTTGCCAACTTGAAAAAGAAAAAGAAGATTTAAAAAAATTTTGGAGAGAAAGAAATGAGAAATAATCCAGACGATATATCAAATCAAATTATTCATGAGATTAAGATATGGTTAAAAAAAGAAATATCTGATGTTCATGCTAACCCTCATGATGATGATGTTGATAGCAGAGAGCTTGGCATATTAGATGGCAGATACGAATGTGCCAGAGGTTTAATAACTTATATAAAACAGTTGGAGAAAAAATATTATGATTGAAAGAATATTATTATGTTTATTAGGCATATGCATTATGGTTATGTCTTTTGTTATACTAGCTGATCCAGATGGTTACTATACTCAAAGTGTTGAGGGTATACTTTTCACTTGTTTTATAGGAACAGTTGGTTTTACAATGATACTAGTAAGTTTTTACAGTATCTTTTTTAAAGAATAAGAGGTTAAAGTCCACTCCATTGATGGTGGGTCGTATGAGTGCCTAGTTATGAAACAGACTAACCTAAATGCTATACCTCCCTTTCTACTTGCTTCCTCTATTTTATTTTATTGGCAAGTATCAGAGGGTAAAACTGGGACTTTGTAATTCAAGAGAGGTTTAAGGTATGGAAACTCATAAAAAAAGCTGATTTAAGGCTTGTACAGAGAGGGTTGCAGACCTCTCTGTACGAATACTAGCAAAACAACCTAAATGCTCTGTAGCAAGAGTATTCGCTGATTAAAAGGGAGATCGATATAATGACAACATCTTACAGTAAATTAAAGGGCAGATCTAAGGGTTATCGATATAGAAACTCGATAGTTGATCTCCAGAGGGATCTCTGGAAAAGAAATGCCAAAAAAACTCCAAAAGAATTAGGAGCTGATGAAAGGTTTGAAGATGTACCAACCAGACTGTCAGATAAAGATAAATATGGAAAAGTAAATAGAGTGCCTACATCAACGATACAACATAGGCGAAATGGCAGTTCTTTTGAAGAAAACTGTTAACGTTAACTTTTAGGAGATTTTATAATGCTTACTGCATCATTAGTATGCCTTGCACTTAACGTTTATCATGAAGCTAAAAATCAAAGTTTCTTAGGGCAAGTGGCAGTCGCACAAGTTGTTATGAATAGGGTAAAAGATGAAAGATATCCTAATACAGTTTGTGAGGTTGTAAAACAAGGTCAAACCTACAAATGGAAACCATCACTTCCTATAAAAAATAAATGTCAATTCAGTTGGTATTGTGATGGCAAAAGCGATAAACCCATAGAAACCGAAGCATGGGAAGATGCCATGCATGTTGCCAATGGTGTTTATAATCAACATTTAAGTGAGCTTGTCGAGGGTGCAACACATTATCATGCTGACTATGTAAATCCTAGTTGGGCAGAAACAAAAACATTTATTACAAGAATAGATGACCACATATTTTATAGGTGGGAAACTAAACCCAATAACGATTACTTGTATGATTAAAAATTAACATTAACTTTTAGAAAAGAATGAGGGCAGTATGAGAAGTACTGCCCTCTTTTAGCGTAGTAAGAAGTGAGTAATGAGGTTACACACTTATACACAACATATCCCCACCTATAAGTTAAGTCAAGACGAACTCCAGTTTTCGTAATATTCTTTTACTGGCTTAACAATTTCCCCAATATTATTTTCAATAAATTCAATATCTATCCTAGTCAAAACTCTATCAGTTAACAATTTCATTAGTGCATTGTAGCAACTAGTACCACCTGCCGATTTTACAAAAGCCAGACATTCGTAAACTTTTCTTTTTAAAATACTATGACTGTCGCTATTTGTGTCGTAGTTAGCTGAAATTCTAGGGTTATAATTACTGGCTTTTACACCAACCATACCAGACTTATTATAATCTGATGCTAACCTATCTAATATTTTATAATTATTTAATGATATACTATCATTCGTGAGTAACGTATCTAGGCAAGTTTGGTCAACTATCCTCATTCTAACTTTGTTAGTGTTACCAACAAACTCTGGCTTAACCTTTTTGTTTTTAAAAGGGTACGTCTTCGTCATCTTTTTCATAATAACTTTTTACTGGTGGTTTTCGTGGCTTCGTCTTTTTAGGAGCTAACATATCTTCAGCAGTTTCCATTTCATCTGTACTAATATATCTTGATGTCGCTTTGTCAAACGATAGCACACAATCCCCAACAGATCCAACCCAAGAAAATCTACACTTCCAAATCATAACTTGACTAAGGCTAGACGTTGATGGATTTGGTCTATGGACTGTCAATCCCAGATCAGCTTTTGCAAACCATGATGCACTACCAGATATGTCATAACCTTTTGGTGGTGGGACAGTCCCATCATCTTTTCGCATCATTTTTGTTGGGTGGGCAACAAACCAAATATGTATTCCATGAGCTTGAGCAAACACTCGTAACGTAGTTAGCATATCTGAAATCCAATCAGTTTCAGAATTTATATTTTCTTTTGAGATATAATTATATGGATCTATAACCACACCTCTAATTCCATGTCGCATAACTGCAACTTTCATTCTCTCAATAATGCTATCCAACGTAGATAGCGATCCATCAGCTTGATACAAAAAAGAAAAATGATCTTGCACGAACTTTTTTCCAGTAGCTAAATCTTCTTTTGTAACTCTTGGAGTTATGCCATCAAAGAAAGGTTTGCCAACATATTTACTAATTAATTTAGCAATATGTATTCTAGGCTCATTCTCAAAGCTACATATCCCAAACTTCCAACCTTTATCTCTGGCAATATTTACCATGATCTGATCTACAAACTCTGATTTACCAGATGATGGGTGTCCAGTTACAACTGTTAGCTGACCCTCGACAATCGTGTAAAGTTCATCTACCTCTTGATAGCCAGTAGAAACCCCAGACCCTATACCTTTTTCATAAATGTCATCAACTTCTTCATAAAAATGTGAAGCATCATACAATCCCGAAACTGGATATGGTATTGGATTTGCAGTTATTTTATCTAATTCTTCTGCACCATGCTTAACCAGAACTTCGTTGGCATCTTTGCAATCCTCTGGGTATTCTATTTTAAAACACTTATCTTTACCTATTCTTCTGGCTAACTCTTCTGCCATTGCTTGACCAGATTTATCGCTATCCATTGCAATAACAACTTTCTGGCATTCATCAAGTTTCTTTTTTGCATTCCAAATAAACTTAAATTTATTATCTTCGTGGGCATCTATTTTGCCATCAACAACTTTCATTACTGCCCCATGAGGTATAGAAACAACTGACTTGTAACCTATCTCCATGAATGACAAGCAGTCCATCTCCCCCTCACAAATAATCATAAACTCATTATCATTTACGTTGTCTATGTTAAAAAAATTTACTGCTGATCCTTGAGATGAAAAACCCTTTTGTGGGAACGATCTTAGCTTGGCAAATTCTGTACTGCCATTGTTTCTGTATGGGAAAACTATGCAAGGCATCTCTTTTTTTTCTGATGCAATGTAGTGATGTTTAAACTTTATACCTACCTTTTTTGCCGTATCTTCTGAGATGCCACGACTTTTCAAATAATTAATACTGCCATTCTCTACTGTTAAATCTCTCCACCTATTATCATCAACAGCATGAATCACATTCTCTCTCCTTATTAATCTAAAATTGCTATCCTCAAACTTGATAAACCCATTCTCATTGCAATGCCAACAATTATAATAAACTACTTTGGCATCTACTTTTAGTGATAATGTTTTCTGGTCTTTTTTCTTTCTTTGACTTGAGCAAAATGGACAGTTTACCTTGTGTTGCCCACTACCCAACTTGAGGGCATTTGCCCTAATATTTTGTTTTAATTCCATTGATATCTCCTACGCATGACAGAAAAGATAATCAGATAAAAAATCTTCGTCAACAAAAAAATTTAACCAATTTTATAAGTTTACAAATTAGATGAGAGTGGGAGGAACGCCTGTATTTTGGGAAACTGTTTTAAATGTTAACCTTAACATCTACTAGTTATAACTAGTATATATATATATATATTATTACTAGTTATAACTAGTATGTTATAACTAGTAGAGATGACCCCTATCTTGAATTACTTTTCTTAATCTCTCCCCAAGATATCTAGCAACTACTGGTTTACTAATTAATATCTCTTTAATTAACTTAAATAAATTTTCTGGGTGTAATTCTGCCATGTCGCAGACTGTTATGTAATCGTCAGACATTAGCCATTCGCCAACCCTAACTTTTTCTTTGGGACTTCCTAAATAACTATCAGAGATCGCTTGGCACACTACATGTTTCCAAAGGCGACACTCTGACATGAGTTCTTGGTCTTTCTCTATCCAGTCCCCAATATATATGTTTTTGCTTGACTTGTCTGTCATTAACATAAATTTTCCCTTGCATACAATCTAGCACCACACTTTCGTCCAAGTCTGGTCTTCTTGATGCGTAGTATATAATTAACTCCACTTTTACATCTGTTTCAATAAGATTTTCTAAAATTGGACATTGGTCAGTAAATAATTTTTCATAATCTCTAGCTTTTTGAGATTTTATTAGTGCCATTCTCTTTCCAAAATTAACTATTTTTCTAGAGTTTCCTTTACTCGCTGGCTCTCCCTCGATAATAAATTGAGTTTTGTTATTATTTGTTATTGACATACATAGTGATCCATTATAGTTTCAAAATAGCGTAGGAGAAGACACATGAAAATTACAAACAAGTTTGGTATGCCTAAACCATTCGTGGATTTTGCCATAAACGATAAATACAGTAAAGGCAAAGCTGATATATCAGTAACATCATTGATCGATAGTCCTAGAATAAGGATTATGAAAGAGCAGTATGACGAAGACATAGAAGTTGATGCAGTAGATATGATCTGGGCATTATTTGGTACTGCAGTTCATTCAGTTCTAGAAAATTCAAAGCAAACAGACGATAGTATAACAGAAGAAAGATTGTATTCTGATGTTGATGGTTGGGTTTTATCTGGTGCAGTTGATCGACAAGAAATAAAAAACAACCAGATAACTATAGTTGATTACAAGGTTACGTCAGTCTGGTCTGTAATATATGGGAAGCCAGAATGGGAAAACCAACTTAACTGCTATGCCTATCTGGTAGATGACAAAAATGCTTTTTCTAAAAGCAACGTAACTAGCCTTAAAATATGTGCCATACTGAGAGATTGGAATAGAAGAGATAGTGAGAAAAAAGAAAACTATCCAAAAGCACCTATCGTGTTTGTAGACATACCATTGTGGAGTTACGAGGATAGATTGGCATATGTCAAAAAGAGAATGGCATTGCATCAAGATTCCCAGATAAATTTTGACGTTTACCAGAGTTACCCATTGTGTTCAGACGAAGACACATGGAAAAAGAATGACACTTGGGCAGTAAAGAAAAAAGGTCAGAAGAGAGCTATCAGAGTTTTAGATAGCGAGGAAGAAGCCATAAAATACATGGAGTGGCATAAAGAAACTGACAGAGCCTACACTAACAAAACAAGTTTAGAAATAGAGTTTCGAGTTGGAGAACATACTCGTTGTGGCAACTATTGTTCAGTTGCTGATTTTTGTAACCAATATCAAGAAAGGATTAATAATGGTTGATAAAAAAACGGACAAAGCTAGTCCAAAAAAAGTTACAAGAAAAGTCAAGAAAAGTGGTTTGGTAAAGTTAAAACCAAAGATAATTGCAACAAGACCAAAAGACAGATCTCTTATTGCAGAGCATATAGCTGAAGCTACTGGTAAGGGTAAAGTCGAAAAACCATTTTTCTTAATCAGATTATTTATAAAAATAAGAGATAAGATTAGGGAGTGGAAGAAGTTGTAATGGCAGAAATAAACGAAAAGTTAAGTAAACTTCTCAAGGAAGTGGGAGAGGTTGTTGATTTAAAAGACAGATCTAGTGCAGTTTGGTCGTTGCCACAAAATCAAAATGTTTTGATTGTTAAGCACAAAGCATTAGAAAAAATATCTGCCCATCTTGGTATGTGGTTTGACCCACCAAAGATTATTGAAAGTGATACTGAGAAGAAAATAGTGTCTTTGGTTGTTCAAGGCTATATAGATGATGGCAAGGGAAAGAATACTGCATGGTCTATTGGAGAGGTAAGTCCAGAAAATTATAAGACTTATGCAAAGCAAAGCACTTACCCATTTGCTATGGCAGAAAAGAGAGCTATAGATCGTGTCATATTAAAATTACTTGGTGTTCATGGGGACTTCTATTCTCAAGCTGAAATAGATGAAGCAGACAACCCTAACAAAGGCACAAGTGATAAACCAGATCCTAAGATGATTGCCATGATTAAAGAAATGTTTTTGACATTTTTAAAGGTGCAAAAAACCAGAGAGGATTTGGTGGCATATTGGAAAAATAATCCAGAGCCATTACGACAACTGAAAGCAATGTCTGAGATTGCACATCAAGAAGTAGAAGATGCTTTCAGAGAAAGAGCAAAAGAAATTAAACAAGGAGAAAATTAATGGAAGAAAACAACTATGGTGCGACTGGAGCTTTGTTTGTTGCAAAGCAAAAGAGAAGTGACAGAAGTCCAGATTATAATGGAATATTAGAACTGGATATGGAAGTTGTTGATGACCTCATAGCTCAAAAGCAAGAGGGAATAGAACAACCTAAAGTTAATCTTGTTGGTTGGAAAAAAGTAGCCAAGTCTGGCAATGCTTATTTGAGAATAATAGCCAACATGGAAAAAGAAAGAAAAGATAATCAGAAAGAAAAGGTAGAGCAAAAGACTACTGAAGATAAATCTGATGATGAAATAGACGATCCAATACCATTCTAAAGGAGAGATAAATGGAAGAAGAAAAGAAAATTGAGGGTGTTAGTTTTGAAGCAGTTAAAACATCTATGATGCAAGACAAGAATGGAACTAACATAAAGCTAACAATACACCCAAATGATGTACCTCAAGATCTACACAAAGACTGGGTTGGGTCAAGGTATATGGTTGTCATGGTTAAGTTAAATGAAGATGGTACACCAGACGATAGGAGTGAGAATGTCAACGAAGTCAACAAATAATGCAGATATTTCTTCTGATTTTTTGACTGTAGATGGTGTTGCTAGATATCTTTCAATAAGTAAGCAAATGGTTTTAAAGTTAGCAAAAAACCCAGAGGAGAATTTCCCAAAAGGTTATGGCATAATTAAATCAAAAAACAAAACTAAAACTCTATACAAAAAGGAAGATATAATCGCTTGGGTAGAAAGCAAAAAAGGTTAATGTTAACTTATGCGACCTATGTATGAAAATGCAAACGACCTAAGGTCAGAACAAAATCTTATAAGCTACGTTTCAGATTGTTGGAACGTAGCTTCCTACAAATTACCAATGTCCTACAAAATAGATTATGTGATGTATCGTGACGAAAGCCCAGTGGGCTTCGCAGAAGTAAAAGTTAGAACGCACACTTTTGGGACATTTCCAACATATATAATATCTCTAGCAAAGGTCATGGAAGCCAGAAGACTTGCCAGAGAAACAAATACTAAATCAATACTAATAGTATCGTGGACAGACAAAACTGGTTATCTTGATTTTTTTAGTCATCACCAGATTAAACATGGTGGTCGATCTGACAGAAATGACTGGCAAGACCAAGAACCTATGTGCCACTTTGATTTAAAAGATTTTAAGGGTATAGGAATAAAATGAAGATAGTAATGAAGTGCGATAATGGTGGCTACATAATAGAGCCAGAAAAATATAATAATAAACAAATAGACAAACAAATCAGATATAACACTTTAGCAAAAGGTTTAAGAGACTTTGCAAAAAAACTTATACAAAAAGCAGAGTTGCTTGAAAAGGAAACTGGCTTCAATGAGTATCTACAAAGTTTTAGAGATAAGAACTTTATATCTATGGGGTTTATTGATCCTGAAATTAAAAAAGAAGCAGATGATCTGTTAAAAGACAAAGCTACAAATAGATTAAATGCCAGAAGAAAAGCAGAAAAAAGGTTACAAATTCGTGCATACAAGAAGGAGGTTGGTTGCTCTTCTTGTGGGTATAAAGATAACCCAGATATTTTGCACTTTCACCACAAAGACCCAACCACTAAAATTAACAACATATCAAGAATGCTAGGTAAAAATCATTCTATGGAAAAGATAAAACAAGAAATAGATAAATGTGATTTGCTTTGCATTACTTGTCATCATAAGGAGCATAAAATAAAATGAGTGATAAAGTAAATAGACCAGAACACTATCGTAAAGGCAGAGTGGAGTGCATAGACGCAATCAAATCGGCACTTGGAGATGGTTACAGACATTACCTACAAGGCAGTATCTTTAAATATTTATGGAGATACGAGCATAAAAACAGCAATAATCCATTGGAAGACTTAGAAAAAGCACAATGGTATCTAAAAGAACTTATCAAGAATATAAAAAAGAAACAATGACTTGTTTTGTGGCAGCCAGTCAAACAAGCCTTCGGTTAGTCAACTGTTCTGGTTTCTCGATTCGCTGCCATTCATATGACCAGTTATATCGCTAACTTTTAGCTATAAATTAACGTTAACTTTTATCCTGCCTTTTTAAAACCTGCCGATCTCATTAATATAAGACCTTGCTTCATCAGATCATTTATCTTTTGTCTTCTGATTCTCTTTAGGTTTAACTTTGTTTTTTCTGGTATTCGTGGGTTAGCTTCTATCTCTTTAATCTGCCGTAATAATCTATTCCTTGCATTATCAATAGCCTTTATTCTTCCAGCTATCCTTAACTGATCTCTGTACTCTGTGAATAGGCTTCTAACAGTTGATCCATCTCCTGACTTCTTTGCTAGGTCTATTCTAGCTAGTATCGTGTACAGGTCTTGTCTGTTCTCTAAATAGTTTCCTACATCTTCTCTTTCACTAGGACTTATTACTACCTTTCTAACTAGTGGAACTGCTCTCATTATATCGCCTTCAAAGTCCCCTTGCAAAGCATCGTAAATAGCGACAGGAGCTTCAAAAGATCTTTGTACAAAAGCTCCCGTGCCACCAGCGAAGTAATCAAACCAGAACTCTAATGTATTAGGGCTAAAGTCTATATAACCACTCTCTACTGCATCTCCACCAGTAATACTGTTTATTGAGTCTGCAATTCCTTTTGCTATGGAACTAGTATTAGACCAGTATGCTTGACTATCAGGTGTTGGTCGTGATGAGAATGTAGGACTTTCTTTGTATATAGGATCTCCCTTATAATCCTCGTTGATAGCCAAACTGACAAAAGGATCAAGTACTGTAGGTGCTGTAAGGTTGTAAATGTTATCAAATCCACCAAACGGACTAATACTCTCAAACGCAGTGCCGAAGATAGACCTACTGGCTTCTCCTGCAGTGTATTCTCCCCTAGCTGATCTACTTAATGATCTACCAAAGTTAACTGCCAAGTTAAGACCATAAGATAAAGGTATCATTATAAACTTATCATCTGCCAGTCCAAAGGTAGGTAGTATTAAATTATGCTCTAAAACGTATCTAGGTAATTCATCATAATCTTTAATTCCATCTTCATCTTCATCGCCAGATAATAGTGAATTGATCTGATCTTGCATGATGCCGTAGATAACCAAACCACCCCAAACTTTTCTCACCTTCTTTGACTTCGCGGCAGCATTAATAAGCGCCATTGAACCCTGAAGTGATGCATTATAAAATAAATACCAAGAGTTCATTAGGGTCTTATTTTCTCCACCCTTCGCAAAGTTCACGGTTACGTTCCTTGCCGCTTGTGCAGCCCGGGCCGGTGTAACGCCACGCTTAACTAACGAAGTGAATGTTGCAACTCTGACACCATTCTCAACTGCTGTGTTATAGTCATCTAATATTTTTAATAAGTTTCTTGTAAATCCATTTTTATTTAAACCTAGCTTCTTCTTTATTCCTGTATCAGATATATCTCCTAATATATCTCCAATATTATTAATCTGATCCTGAAGATCGCCCATCTGATTTGTGGCATTTTTACCACCAGCTTCAACAAACTTATTATATTCTTTAGACCAAAAGGTTTCTTGACCACCTCTTAATACAGCAACTATTCCTTTTACTGCTGGTAACGCACTGGTTAATACTTCTTTCGTCATCCCTTTTTGATCGTACTGTTGCATGTTCACACCAGCTGCTTGCAAGTCTCTGGCGAAGTTTGGAATAACAAATGATGGGTTATATGTTGTATTAATACTAGATAAATACTTATTCATTTTACCAAGCGCTTTAGTAAACTTGCCCATGCTTTCTGGAGTCATGTGACCCTTCATTGCACGACCTATTCTTTGATCTTTAAAGTGAACCTTAACTTCTGCACCATTTTCTTTTAGCGTTAATATTGTATTTGGATCTAGTGCATCTCTTGCTTGTTTAGGCATATCATCTAAGAAAACAGCTATCTTACTCATATGTTCTCTTAATTGATCGTTAATAGCAAAAGTGCCATCAGGTTGCTCCTCCATGCCTCTCATTAAATTTAAAAATGATCTACCAACTTTATTACGCTCACCACGATCAATTGATCTTTGGTTTTGTGCCATCATAGATGCAATTATATTTTCTGCATAATCGGTTTGTCCTAATGCGGACCGGTCTTCCTTACCCGCTGCGCCAAACAAATTGGTGGTCATTCTTGTTTTGCCCATCAAATCTTCTTGTGTTTCAACTTCAGATTCGATGTCACCTCTAAGTGGCACATAATATTTATATACTTTAGAATTAAAGTTATTATCTAATAAGTCTTTTGATATCAAACCACTATCTAATCTTTGCCTGTTAGTGCTTTGTATTATCTGTCTAGATATATTCTCTATCTTAGCTAACTTGCCACCTTCAGTAGAATCAAGCGTGGATAGCCATTTTATTATGGCATCAGCTTCACTATTCGCCATACCAGAGCCTTTTGTCTTGTCACCAGCTTTATTTTTATTTATGTAGTCGTTTCTTTCTTTGGCATGCCTTGCATACAGGATGGCATCTGCAACTGCCAATCTTTTATCGATATATCTCTCTGATGCCCTAATATAAAAGTTACTAATACCTTTAAGTTCATTTAATTTAGGCTCTGATATATTTATAGTTTTTATAGTGTCAGCTAATGGTTCAAATAATTCTTTTTGTATTTTCTCAACTTTAGCTCCTGCTACACCATGAAATAACTCTTCCTGCATATATGTATCTAAAGCATCAGCTATTGTAAAACCCTTCTTCTTTAGCTCATCCAACATAGCGCCTACAGGTAATAAAGCATCTTGAAACTTAATTAATATTTTTTCTGCTTCTTTTTGTGCTTTTTCTTTTTCTATTTTTCCAAATGTAACCTTAGATACAATCCTACCTAAAACTGGTGCTAAGTTATTATATTGAATATTAAGTCTTTTCTTTTCTATATCTTCAACTATTTGATTTGATTGTGGTGTCGTATCCGAAGTTGGCATGGTGGCCACTGAGTTAACACGCTGCGTTCCTAAACGCCTATCAGATTCTTCTAAAAATGTTGTATTGACTACATAAACTGGTTGTGAATATGTATCTTTTTTATATTTTAAAACTAGTGCTAATGTTTTATTAGCTTTGTTTTTACCAGCTATTCTTGCTTTATCCCATAACAAAACAAGATCAGTTGATTTACCGTCAAATTTTTGCCTTACACCATTCTTATACTTATATGCTTTTAATGTTTCGTATATAGCTGTTTCAACATCTTTATATTTTATCCAATTACCTTCTTCTGTGGGAACTAATAACTCATCTCTTCTGCTTGGTTTTCTACCGCGCTCACCTAGAATATGTGCTAATCCCTCACCACTATAAATGGGGTTGCCTGCCTGATCTGTTCCTTTATATTCGTGAAACCCCTCTGTTAAAACCACATTGGTCATTCTTCCCTGCGGGCCTTTAACAGTGCCGTAAAAATATCTATTGCCAAATATACTTTCAGTTGGATCTGCTAAAGGTACGTTAATTAACTTGTTTGGATTAACAGCTGCAGACATAACCCTGTTAAACTTATCAAACTCATCTTGTAGTTTTTGTTGTTCTAATTTCTCTTGTTCTGTTAAACCCTCAGATACATCATATTCTTCTACTTCTTGTTCTGTGTCTGCTTTTTCTTCTGTAACGATATCATTTGGGTTATAAACTCCTTCAATCTTTCTCTCGGTATTTGTGTCACTATCGAGTCTGTTTCTCTCTGACTGGGGGAGTGCTTCTGTGATCGTTTCATTTTCTATACCTCTCTCTCTTAATACTGCTATAGCGCCATCTACATAGTCATTCTTTAGTCCCTGACCTTTTCTAACACCATATGCATCCAATAAATCTTTTTCTGCATACCATAACAATGCCTGTATATCTGCATTACTAATATTTATACCGTTCTCAGCTAATATTTGTCTCGCTCTATTAATCACGAGACGCATCATTGCACGGTCCCCTCCACTACGAGGCGTCTCTACAACTTGTGTATTTGCGTTTCTGTTCAAAGATTGAGCGGCTAAATCAAGCTCTGTTTTTTGTTCTCTTAACTCTACAGGTGTTTTAGAAAATGCTACTTGATATTGCCTGTCTAAAGCAGCAGCTAGTTCAATAGCTGTAGCATCATTAATAATATCCAAGTTTGCTTCATCTTTTGCATCTTCTATAGCATTGATAAGAAAATTATTTCTTTGTGCTTCTGCTGTTTGTACAGCCCTTAACAATCTAGCTTTATTATCACTTAATACATTCTCGCCTATAACCTTAAATGGATTGCCTGTTATTCTATTAAAGAATCTCATAAACCATCTATCCATAGTCAATGCATCATAGTTGCCTCTAACATTTTGATAGAACGCACCACCTATTTTAGATCCAAATATTTGTGAACCCTTAACAATTGTGTTAACTGTCTCTGTTGAAGATACAGTAATTCCAAGTTCTTTTATTATTGGTAATGCTTTAAGTTCACCCATTGTGAAGTCTGAGTTAAGAAACTCTGTTATCTCTGCATCAGACATAGTTTCTTTCATAGTATTGTAAGCAAAGAAAGCCTTTCTCATACCAGCATCTTTACCCTCTTCTTTAAATGTGCCGTTCTCAACCCAATGCTCGTATTGCTCTGTAGCTAATTTAAAGTTAGGAATAATAGCTAATCCGTTAGATGTTATGGATAATGCAAAATCAAACGCAGCTTCATTATCTGGGTTATATGCAGGATTAGATTTATCAACCTCTGGGTGTGCAACACCTATAACTTTCTTAGCTAGTTTAAGTGTACGGTCATACCATCCTATTGCGCTATCATCACGCTCCATAGCAACCCTAGCTTCTTCAGCAATTATTTGTGATACAGCCTCTCTATCCTCTGCATTATTAATATCATAGACAGCACCACCTCTTTCATCTTGTAGCTTTTGTAATGCATCTTCTAGCTTCACTGTACCTGCAGGTGCTGATCTAACAAATGGATTTTCATCACCTAATTGTGCTTTTGTTAATATGTTACCATTATCATCAGTCTTATAATTTTTAATTATACTTTGGTTAAGCAACTTAGGATCAAGTTGTTTTCTTGAAAACATAACATCTTTAAACTCCATCAATTTTTCTGTTCTGCTTTCTCCATACTCAACTATCTTACCATCAGGCATATTTCTTTTTAATAATTGTCTAACTTGTGCAGATGTTTCTTCAGGTATCAAAGCTCCAACAAATTCATTTAATTTTACCGCCCTTAAAGGTTTAATTTCAAAATATTCTGTTGGCATAGCTTTTATTCTTCTGCCAGTTTCATTTATTAAATCTATAATAGGCTTAGGAATAGCTCCTCTTTGTATTTCTTCTAATCTCTGAATAAATTTTTGCTTTCTTTCATCTGTAATTACTTGTGAAATAGAATATCTAAAGTCTGATTTTTTTTCTAATATGTTAGCAAGCATTTTTTTAGGTATACCATTAATATTAACAACATCATCAACAGTATATCCATCAGGATTATTTCTAACTATTCGCTGTAACATAAGATCATTATTAAGAAAATTATATAAGGCTTCTTCTGATACAGTGGCCGCTCTTTGTACATCACCCTTCGCTTTATCGAACTCTTTATAGTTTATTCTATCTCTACTATTTTTTATTTCTTGTAATGTTTTAAATCTAGGAGTTACCCTAGCTGCTAATGGACCTAATGTAAGTGCAAGCTCAAAACCTTTCTCTTGTGCTGGGCCTCGCCTTTTTCTCATTATTGATACAATATTATCTAATGTAGCTGTTTTTCTCACACCTGTTTCAAAATCTGCAACACGCTCCAAAACTAAAGGAATCTTTTTATTTGCATATGGCTTGTTAACAGCTTCTATAGCATTTTCTCTTTCTGTTAAAAGCCAATCTCTTAAAGATTTTTCATCATACTCAAATTGCATTTCATTTCTTAAATCAAATCCAAACCCAGTTGCTGCATTTAATATTCTGCCTATAAGTTCATTTCCTTCTTCAGGAAGAAAAGATGGTGACTTAAATTCTTCTTGAAATACTTTATCTATAGCCCCAACATCATTAAGATATTTTAATCTTAATATTGGGGTCATTTGATCTAAATATATTTCGGCAAAAGTAAAGGGATCATAGTCTTGATTTAATGACATAATATCTTCAGTTAATTCTTCTCTATAATCTGATAAACTAGCTCTTGGTGGTTTATTTCTTCCAAATGCATTAATCAAAGCATCTTTTGTTTCACCAACTGGTTCTAAATCATACTTTTGAATTAACTCACTTTCTAATTTATCTCTTAAATTTTCTATATATTTTAGTGCATCATCTGTTGCTTCCATTTCGGGCCTTGGCGCCCTTGTAGTGTAAGCATCTCTTTTATAAATTTGATCCACGCTACTTGGTGTTGCCATTTTAGCATTACCAATCAAAGAAATATCACCAAATCCTTCAAAGCCTAAACTTGCTTTAGTTATTGCTATTGATGGCATAGGTATACCACCCAGTTTATCTGCCCTAACTAATGCTTCAGGTTTAATATTGTGCGTAACAATTAATAAATCATCTGTTGCAACATCATCGGTAACTGCCTTTTTAACAGAAAACTTTGTATCAGCAGGCAACTCACTAGATAGTTTTCTGCCTAATATCTCTTCTACTTCTGCCTTGTACGGTAAATCTCTTACGCCTTGACTTTGTGCTATGGCTTGCGCTTCTTGCCTTGATAAAACTCTATCAATACGCATGTCACCGCCAACTAACCAATCTTGATTAGCTTGTCCATCTGTATAAACATAGCTACCACCTAATGGTACTCTGTCATTTATGTCTGTTCTGCCTGAATCTTTTATTTGCTCTTGATAATCTACATCATCAGCCATTGACACTTTGGCAAACACCTGATCTTCCGCTCTACGCTTTACAAAAAGTTTTCCCTCTTTAGGCTTAATAACCATACCTAAATCAGTTAATATTTTTGCTTCTTCTTTTGTAACTTGCAGATCTTCTGGGCCTAAATGCAGCGCATACGCTTTAACGCTTGCGTGGAACCCGGGTCGTGCAGCAACCGCCCTAACTTGACCATACGGATTAAGTTCAGTTCTTCCTGTTTTTTCAGTTATATAACCCTCTGCAATAAGTTTTTGTCTTTCTTGTTCTGAAGATATAGATACCATTGTGCCAGTATCTCTTTTAGCTTCGCCTTTAGTTCTCTCTGCTCCTTTTGTTGGCACATAAAAAGATTCTGTACCAAGTTTTTTATTTGGACCCTTACCAGTAATTGGTCTGCCCCTAAATGTAGCAGTAGGAAAATCAGCCTCTATAAACTGACCAACAGGTATAGGATCTGCTGCATTAACAAATAATGGTAATAATTGCCCATCTGCTCTTTGTACAAATAACTTATAAGCTGTCTTAACCCTTTGGGGTATGGTTCTGCTTGGTCTAACTTTAGGCTTAACATCACCAGTAAGCTGATCTGATAGACTTGCTTGTGTATTAAGAAGGCTATTTTGCCTTTCCATAACACTTTCTGGGTCTCTTTTTCTTCTGCCTATTTGTTTTTCTTGATCTGTAGTGCCTATATTCTCAAATATTTGATCTACATCTGTAAATCCAGCATCTTCATGAGCGCCAAATATTGACTTAATAAACTTAGTAATTTTTTGTAGTAGGGTCTTAGGCTGACCAGCAACAATTATCTTGCCATCAGCGTATGCTCTGTACATCTCGGCAATAGCTTCTTCTATCTGGCCTTCAGATGTAAGATCAGGGTTCATTCTTATAGCTCTGTCTAAGTATGTATATTGTCTAGTAGATGGTTTTCCATCTTCCATAATTACATATTTTCTTTTAGAAACAGCATTAGTAAGTGTTTGATACTCTTCAGCTGTGAATAAACCCATACGCTTTATAGCATGTATAACCTCATGGTTTAAAACAGAACCAATCTTTGACTCTAACTCTGCGTCAGTAAGATTAGGGTCATAAATCTCCATAGCTAAAGCTATAGTAGGCTTGCCTTCTTCTGTTTGAAAGTATCCTTCGTAAATCTGACCTTTCTGCACTGCTTCTTTAGGGGACTCATTTGGATTGCCTGTTATTATATTTTCTTGACGTAAAACAACGTCATCTAATCCAATAGCTTTCATTCTATCAGATAGCTTCTTCATAACTACATCCCTTTTGCTCATGTAGTTATCTGTAAGTCTTCTTTTATCTGCTACATCAAAACTTCTTTTAGCTGTAAGATCTTGAATTATAGAACTAGCTTTTGCAGGATTTTCTACATCAACCCTTTGGTCTGTGGTCCCCTTAACATCGGTGGTGCCATATCTTTCTTTTATATACTTAGCCGCCTCTCTTTCTAATAATAATGCCTGTTTAACAACATTATCATACTCAAGATTCTTCTGCTCAAGCCTTTGTCTGTTTGTTTCTAATGTAACGGGATCTGCATCTACTGCAGGTATGGGAGGGGCTTCGTCAATAGATTTTTGTATATCTTTCTTTTCATCTATTATTTGATCTGCTTTTTTCTTTAATGCTGATGCTCTAGCTTTATAGGTATCTAGGTCATCTTGCATAACTTCAAATTTATTTTTGCCAACAGGTTTTATCTCACCACGCTTTGACATTTCTTCTATGATGCCATCAACCTCAACTTTAGGTATCTTTCTGCCTTCTTCTCTAATAGCATTTCTAACTATTGTAGGGTTTACCTTGCCTGCCTTTTTAACAGCGTCTAATGCTTTGGTGTATTTTTGGAAAAATGGTAACTCAGCCGCAGATATCTTTTCTCTATCTATAACTTTATTGTCTTCTGTTTCTAAGTCTGCAACACCTGTATCATCTTGTACTTCTGCAGTTGAAGTTGTAGGGGCAGGCAATGCTTTATTATCTAAAAAATTCTCTGCATTTTTAATTTGTTGTTCTGTTTGTAATGCTTCGTTAGCTTGATCTCTATTTAACTCTTCATCTTTTGTTAACTTTTTTTCTCTACTTCCTGCAACTATGGACCCTGTTGAACGAACTGTACCACCAATTAATGCAGCAGCTGCAGCTACTTCTTTATATTCATCTATTGCTTCTTTGTTTGTTAGGCTTTTACCAGCCTGCAATCTTTCTAAAACTTGTTGTCCTATCTCTGTAGGAACTTCTGTCACCACACCTTTTGTGGCCCCAATTGCGCCACGCCTACCTATTTCTTTTATTCCTGCTTTTACGCCCTTAGTAAAAAGACCTCCGCCACCAACTAGCTTACCAGTAAATCCACCTATTAAAAATCTATCAGCTATTAAATCTAACACCGATTGTGGTAGCGCAGCTAACGCAGCAGCGCCCTCAGATACCTCTATTCTATTACCCTTCGCTACTTCTTCTTTTTGCGCTTCTCTGTTTGATCCATAGAAAAAAGGTAAATTAGCAGCTAATCCACCGACAACCGCTCCTGCAGGACCACCAACTAAGAAACCTGCCGCAGAACCAGCAAGTGTGCTACCAAGTTGAGGAACCTGTGACCCTAATGTAGCACCTGCGTAATCAAAAAAACTACCTACATTGTTTATATCATCTAATTGTCTTGCGGCATCTTGGCTTGCTTCTAGCTCTTTTCTATTTTCCTCTACTACAGACGCACCATAGTTTTTAAGAAAATCAAGACCTGTAGACTCACCAATACCTTCAATAGCAGAGCCATAAGCCTGCTGTATAGTATCAATACCTCTTCCTATATTTTTGGTAAATAAATTGCCATCATCTTTTTCTATGGCTTCTGTAGATAAACCTTCTTCTTGTGCCAGTATCTTATTGATTCTAGCCATTTCGGTTTGTGTAGGAGTGTCTCCGTCAATCTTAAATGGATAATCTCTACCAGTAACTCTGCTAAAAGCGTTATATGTTCCCATTTGTTAACCTTAACCTTTAGAAGCTGTGCTATCACTTACATCTATATCTAAATATCCGAACCCTGCTCTAGGCATTAACGATCTTTTTTGGAATCTTAATTGTGCTATATCTCTTTCTATCTTGGCTAAAGCTGTTTCATCAAATGATTTTTCTGCTTCTTTTCTCAAATTAGATATTGTTCTATCTATTACACCAATAGCAGAGATTGCATCTTTTTGTGAAAGACCTGTGTTTTTAGATGCTAGTTTTACTCTAGCATTTAATATATCTGTTAAGCCCTCTTCGTATCTTTTATTAGCCTCTCTAAAAGCATCAAGGCCTTTCATACCGCCCTCTCCTACAGCACCTGCTAAAGTAGGCTTATCAGATGCAAGTATTCCTAATCCAGCTTGTGCTAATGCCATATACCTATCAAAGTCTCTGTCTTTTTTTAAACCAGCCTGTCTTTTTAATAATTCTTCTTGTATAGTTAAAGGCTTAGGTGTTGTTGGTGTATCAGCTCCAGAATCAATAATTGCGTCTGTATCTTCTTTTTTTTCCTCAGTAGTAGCTTTAGTAGGCTTTTCTTCTTCTTCTAATTTAGCAAGAGTTGCGTCAGTAGCGGGGCTTCTTAAAACAGGGCCAAAACCAAGAGGATTAGATTCTGCTATTCTTTTTTCTACTGTTTCTTTATCTGGGTTTAATGCACCGAAGAACTTACTTAAATAAGATTCTTCATCAGGCAATCCGTCTTGCGCTTTAATAACGCCACCTTCTGCATAAGAATCTATTTCACCACCCATTTTCATGGTTTTAGGCATCATAGAGCCAATACCACCAGATTCCACGCTTGCAGGAGCCATAGCCTCTGACATACCCATCATACCTGATTGTGGCACACCAGCAGCCGCTACAACTTCTTCAGCCACTGTAGGGGCATTTTGCGCCTGTCTAGCAGCAAACTCACCTTTTACTCTTTTACGTCTATTTAACTCTGATAATATTAAAAACTGAGGGGCAGAGCCACTTGGCTGTTGCATCTCTCTTATTAACTGATCTTCTGAAAAGTTTTTTAAATCATCTTGTATTTGTAAAACATTCATCATCCGCCTGTTAACCCTCTGTATAATCCTAATCCAGCTATACCTGTACCTAATAAGTCTTTCACAGGATTGTATTGTTGAAATTTAGTAGTTTCTGTTGATGGCTGTACAGGAACACCACGAAGAATAGATGACAAGAATGTAAGATCTTCTCTTGGCATATCTCTTTGTCTAACAAAATCTTCGTATGCCAAGTCTAATCCAGCCTGTTCTCTTGCTTGTCTATCTTTAGCAATCTTTTCTAACAACTGCGCAGACTCTATATCACCAGCTCTTGCTTTTTCACCTAGTGCAGCAAGCTGCGCTGATTGACCAGACAAGCTCTCTGCAGCAGATAAGCCCTGCCTTTCAGCAGCCAGTTGTGCTGCTCTATCTCTCTCAAACTGTTGTTGCGCCTGCTCAAATGCTTTCTGTTGACCGACTGCCTGTATTTCACCTAATTGTCTTTGCAGGCCCTCTCCAGCAAGCGCTTGAGCGACAGCTTGCCTTGACCCACCAAATGCACCAGCTTGAACAGCATCGGCATCTCTGCCTGCCTGTTGTCTGTTAAAATCTAGTATAGCTTGCCTTTTCTGTACATCTAATACGTTTTGTAAATATGGAGACATATATTGTTGAGCCTGCGCTGTACCAAAATCCTGTGATTGAAAGCCAAGACCTTCTATAGCCCTTCCCATACCAGCTGTAGTACCTGCGGTTGCTTGACCAAGCCCCGGTATACCACCCTCCGCTACAGATCTCGCTATTTCTCTAGACCTTGCAGTGTCAGTATTTTCATCTGCTAGTCTTTGACCCTCATATGGAGCATACTCTCTTTTAGACTCTGCTTCTGCTCTTTTAATCATATCTATAGCATATGGCTCAAAGTATTTAGGTAATGAGCTTTGTACTATATTTTGTTCTGTTGGCTGTTGTGGTCTTGATCCGCCTTTACCCATTATTAATCTCCATTCTATAAGCTATATATTCTGGTTTCCAATTATATTTTTTTAAAACTTTAGACCATGCTTTTCTGCCGTAGCCTTCTAAATGACTACAGCCACAATCCTTTGCAAAGTCTGTAAGTTTTTCCATTGCCATTGGTAACCATTCCATCATTCTTTTGCCACCAATCCAATCCATAGCCATTGCTTTTCTGTTTGGATACCAAATTATTCTAGTTGTAATAGCAGCTATAACTTTCTCTCCGTCTTTATTATCTACTATTAACCAAAGATTATAATAACCTTTAGTTAGTTCATGATAAATATCATCAATATGATATTTACCTGCGCTTGTGGCTATCGCTTTGTTAAGCATACTGCTAACATCACCCCAAACTATATCTATTGCCTCACGAGGCACTGCCGTGCATATCATGCAGGCAACATCATCTCATCAGGTATAGCAGGTGGTTGCGTTTTACCACCAGTTCTTAATTCTCTAACTCTATCCATCATATCTTCTAATTTATCAGCACCTGCATCTGAGGAGCCGTTACCGAGGCCACTAACAACGTCAGCAGGCACAACAAACTCACCATCAGAAAGTAATACATCTTGATCTCCCTCCATATTTGCAGGAATCATATCAGCCATACCATCTCCAGCACCTTTAACCATGCCATCACCCTCTTTTGGAATAGATGGAATTTCACCACCTTGTACCTTTTGTACTAAATCCTGCAAAGCCTCTTGACCAAACTCAGCAACAAACTGAGATAAAATAACTTTTTGTTGGTCAGGGTCATTAATTTCACCTTGTATAACGTCAATTGCGCTACTTATTAATTCTTTATCATTCATGCCATCATCTATCATGCCACCAATACCTGCATCCATAGGCATAATATCACTTTCTACTTCGCCGCCTTCTGCAAAGTTTCTAGGTATCCTATAATTAAATTCACCCATTTTACCAGCATCATAACCCATTTCAGGAAATATAGATGTATTTTTAATTGGCATACCTCTTGGAACTTCTATTTCTTCTTCTTCTTTTGGCTTCATCATAGGAGGAGGAGCCAAAGATGCACCTATGCCAGCCCCTATAGCTTCTGGCCTTGTTAACTTACTCATTAATGTCTCAGTTCCTGCTATATTTGGTGGTAATTGAGTGTGTAAAGCAGAATCCATACCCGGGCCAAATGGAGATAATTGTGTTGTAACATCTGCAGTTGTACCTGCCATTGGATTTGTTGGGTTTCCTCCAAAAGCAGAAGAGCCACCCAATTTTCCACCTAAAAATCCACCAAGACCACCTAAAGCAGCAGCTTGTAAAGCATCTTGTTGACTTCCACCTTCAAGTAATTTACCTATCCCACCACCTATGGCACTTGCTATCATAGGACTTGTTACACCTATAGGTCCTAATATTGCCGGTGCTGCTAAACTAAGTATTGCTGATAACATATTACGCTCCTAGTGCTTTCATTCTATTAATTAAACGCTCTGCTCTATTTGGCACTTGTGTTCTCCATTTCGAGTCATACATTTGATTTGCACACTCAGTAAAATCCATTATAGATAGACTTGCTCTAAGTTTACTAAATTTTGATAGCCTTGTGTACCCCAAATTGTACATCATATTACATAAAATTAATTGTGCCTCTTCTGGCAGATCATCAAAATTATTAAATAAATTCTTACAGTCTGTTATAGTTCCTTGTATATCACTGTCAAAACAACTATTTACACGCTCTTCACTTACAGGAGTTCCTACATCTTGTCCATATTCTGGGTCAGTATCACGGACCAGATGACCAATCCCAAAAGTAGGCAAACCGAGGTGATCCAAATAGATTTCATTTACGTTTCCCTCGTCTGCCTCTATTTCTTGTCGCAGTTTTTGTATGTCCATTTACTGACTCCCTTGTCTTTGTTTTAACACACATAACATGTTTGTGATAAAAATA